CAGAACCCGCCTTTGTAACTTGGTCAAGCGATGCTGAAAAAGCCAATGCTTTAGAAGCCTCTTCCTCAGCCGTCGAAGCCTATGACGGCATAATGATGTCTACAGCATCTCACAGGTCATTCCTTGACATAGAGCCTAACAGGTCTGTCAGGAGTGATTTTGGTAGAGATGACTATTATCGCTTCAGAAGGGATGAGGCCATTCCCCGTAAGCAAAAAGACATTATGAGCATGTGTATGAACGCTTATGATAAGGTGGGGATAATAAAGAATGTAATAGATCTTATGGGGGACTTCTCTTGTCAGGGTGTATCCCTAGTTCACCCCAACAAAAAGATAGAGAAGTTTTACAAGAGATGGTTTGAGAAGGTTAATGGGGTAGAAAGATCTGAAAGATTTCTTAACACTCTTTATAGATGTGGTAATGTAGTCATTAAAAGAAGAACGGCTAGAATAAATAAGGCCACCGAGGATAGATTCAAGAAAATTTCTGCCTCTCCAGATATGGTCATGGAAGATATCCGAGTCCTTAAAAGGGAGGTGCCTTGGCAATACGATTTATTGAACCCGCTTTCTGTAGACGCCATCGGAGGAGAATTGGGAATTTTTGCCGGTCAGACAAAATATAAGTTGAAGATTTCTGATTTAATAAAGAATCTTGCAACTAAAAGTAACGATCCAGAACACAAACACATAATGAAAAACCTTCCCCCAGATCTCGCTAATGCTATTAGAAAGGGGGAAAAGTATATACCGCTGGATTCCGAAAAAACTTCTGTTTTCTTTTACAAGAAAGACGATTGGCTGGTCTGGGCAAAGCCCATGATCTACGCAATTCTGGATGACATTGTCATGCTGGAAAAAATGAAGCTCGCTGATATGGCTGCTCTCGATGGGGCGATATCAAATATTCGCCTGTGGAAGTTGGGTGATTTAGACAGCAAGATTTTACCCACCAAAACCGCCATTAATAAGCTTAGAAATATTTTGGCCGGTAATGTTGGGGGCGGCACTATGGATCTGGTTTGGGGGCCAGAGCTTGATTTCAAGGAATCTAATAGTCAAGTTTTTAAGTTTCTAGGTTCTCAAAAATACGAACCTGTTCTTAATAGTATTTATGCGGGACTTGGGATTCCCCCGACTCTTACTGGACTTGCGGGTAATGGCGGGGGATTTACCAACAACTTTATATCTTTAAAGACTCTTGTTGAAAGACTGGAGTATGGTAGAAATGTTCTGCTTGGTTTTTGGAATAAAGAGATCGAAATTGTACAGAAAGCAATGGGTTTTAGATTTCCGGCCAGAGTACATTTTGATCAAATGGTTTTGTCTGACGAGGCCGCAGAGAAGAACCTACTGGTTCAGCTTGCAGACAGGGATATTATTAGTTCAGAAACACTCCAAGAAAGATTTGGTGAAATTCCAGATATTGAAAAAATTAGGATTAACAGAGAACATAAAACAAGGGAAAATCAAAAAATACCCCAGAAAGCTGGGCCATACCATAATCCGCAGCATAGAAATGATCTTGAGAAGATCGCTCTTACCAAGGACACAATAGCTCCTCATGAGCTAGGCTTGGTTCCTTCAGATGAGACCGGAGACAATCCTCTAACAATTCCAAAGAATAGACCAAAGTTTGATAAAGTAGAACAGGAGAGGAAAGAAAAAGAGGATAGAGATTCTCAGATGCCGCAGGTGCAGCAGAAACAGCGGGAGCCGGTCGGACGACCAGAAGACGGAAGGCCGAAAAACTCTAAGGACCAAGGACCGAGAAAGCAAAAGGTTGTAAAACCAAGAACTTCCGCTAATTATGACTTTGTGAATCTGCTCTTATGGGCGTGTGATGCACAAAAAAAGATATCTGAAATAGTCAACCCTGCGTTACTCTCGTACTATAAAAAGAAGAACATGCGAGGCTTAACCAAGAGCGAGACGAGCGAGCTAGAGTATATTAAGATGGCGATACTTTCTAATCTAAGGCCTGACACAGACATAACAGCAGACGTTGTTTACAATGCTCTAGAAAATAATCTCCCTCCAGATATTAATGTAATTAGGACGCTATCCTCATTGAATGAATCTTTTAGTTTAGACAATGACAGAAGTCCCAACATAGATGAGATGAGAAATATCCACGCTTCTGCGTGTGCTGTGTCTCTGATGGATGTTTAGTTTTCGATTTTTTGTCTTTTCTGGTGTATAATAATTTGAGGTTAAAATATGAAAATATACGAATCTGAAATAAAAGCTGGTTTATCTGAAAAGATTCTGGCGCAAGATACCATAGCTCTTGTATCCACCGCCGTTCCATATACTCCTAATCAGCCCGACGTAGAAAAGGTCAGTCTTGTCCTTAAAGACAGCACCGTGGCTGAAAATAAAGACCAAATGGACTTGTACTATTTAAAGTCTGTTTTGGTTTCAACAGGTTGGAATAAGAACGATGATGTTTTCTCAAATAGCGAACTGTGGATCGCTAGAAAAACACCGGAAGATAAACAGTTTAACTATATGCATAACGAGGAAGATATTATTGGTCATATCACCTCAAATGAGGTAGTTGACTTTAGCGGAAATGCTATCTCGGAAGATTTAGAGGAAGCTCCAGAGCAATTTGAAATTGTTACTGGGGCTGTAATCTATAAAAGTTGGTCATCCTTAGAAAGAAGGGAAAGGATGGACGACTTAATTCAGGAAATAGAAGAGGGAAAATGGTTTGTTTCGATGGAATGCTTGTTCAATAACTTTGATTATGCCGTGGTAGCTCCAGACGGTGGAAACAAAGTTGTTGCTCGAAATGAGGGTTCCGCTTTCTTAACAAAGCATCTTAGATCGTATGGAGGAAACGGAGAGTATGAAGGACATAAGCTTGGTAGACTACTAAGGAATATTTCCTTTTCTGGTAAAGGTCTAGTAAATAAACCAGCTAATCCTAGAAGTATTATTTTGAAAGATAAGCTATCCTTCAGTGATAGCAAGGCTTTTGAAATCGAAGAAGTATTTATAAACTCTGTAAGGGAGAATAATAACATGGCAGATGAACATGCTGTGCTTCAGAATCAAATCGCAGAGCTTAAGCAAGATCTAGCTGAAGCGAGCGAAAAGAACACAGAGCTTGTTAACCAGTTATCTGAAATGGATGGAAAAGCCGTTTCTGAAAAGCTGGAGGCTCTAGAGGTTCAGGCTCAAAAAAGAGACGAAACTATCGCTTCGTTAGAGGCGACAGTAGCGACTCATGATTCCGAGAAGCAAGAACTGACTGACAAGAATCAGACTGCGACTGAGCAGATTGAAACTATTCAGGCCAAGCTCGATGAAATCGAAGCAGAGGCCCATAAGAATCAGAGACTAAGCGCCCTCAAGGACGCCGGTCTTACCGAGGAAGAAGCTGAAACTAGGCTAGAAGCTTTCTCCGAGGCTAGTGACGAGCTATTTGCGGAAGTAGTTGATCTACTTGCAGACCGTAAGCCCGCCGCTACTGATGAAGAAACTAATGAAACTGATGAGACTGATGCTAAGCATAAGTCAGGATATAATAAGGGTGGTAAGGTAGAAAAGAAGAAGAAGAAGGAGGAAGATTCTGAAGATACAGATGACGCAGACGCTTCCGCCGATACCGAAGCCCTTGAAGAAGTTGAAGAAGAAGTAGAGGCTGCTTTGGCCGATGCTGGCGAAACTGACGGAGTGCAGTCAGCAAGAGCTAGTGCAAGTGAGTGGCTCCGAGATCATGTTTTGAAGTCCACTGCTGGACTAACAGAAAAGTAATTTACTTTCACCAGAGCCTCTGTCGTTACGAGACTAAGCTCTGGAAGTTAACTCAATAAATAAAAGGAGTCATATCAATGGCACTTAAATCTGATCGTCATGAACTGCAAACTGACATTTCGTTCTTCATGAATGAAGTTAAGAATCGCGGTCATGTCGTATGTCACTCTGGCGCCGGTGGTTCTGGTGCTGCTATGGATAGCAGTACCGCTCTAGTTACTATCGCCGCCAGTCCTTCTGGTAAGATCCCTGTCGGTTTGCTGCTAAACGATATGGTCAACATTGACCAGACTCGTCAGCATATCAACTGGCATAAGGATGAAGTCCAGAAGGGCGGTAAGGTTACTCTTCTCCGTAAGGGTTGGGTTGTAACCGATTCTATCTATTCTGGTGCAAGCCCTGCTGTAGGCGATCTTGCTTATCTTGGTCACAGTGGTCTTCTAGCTGACACCCCGGTTGCCGCTGATGACAATGCTGTTTCTAGAAGCGCCAACCTTATCGTTGGTCGTTTCATGTCCAAGGTAGACGAGGACGGCTATGCCAAGGTAGAAATTAGTCTACCTAATACTAATGGCCTAACCACGCCTGCGTAAAGCGTAAACCAAAACTCTTCTTATAGGAGAATTAAATAATGAGCACTCTTAGTAGACCAGATGATGCGTTTATCGAATTGATCAAACGCTCTGGTAGCCCCGAGAAGGCGGAAGCCCTCGATGCCCAGCGTGAAATCGCTAAGGCTATCGAAGAGCCTCTTCGTCAAGGGGTTCTTGTCGGTGATGTCGTAACAAGCATCTTTCAGGCTATCCAAATGGAGCCGGGAACCACGGCCGAATTCCCGCTAGATCTTCTTGCTCCCGGTGAGGAAGATCAATTTGTAGCCTATACTAACCCCGGTCACGGACGTATTCCAGAGAGACACGTCGAGGGCGACTATGTTATGGTTCCGACCTATAGCATTGCTTCCTCAATCGACTATCTCCTAAGATACGCCCGAGACGCCCGATGGGACGTGGTCGCTCGCGCGGCTCAGGTTCTAGAGACTTCATTCGTTAAGAAGATTAACGATGATGGTTGGCACACTCTATTGAGTGCTGGCGTTGACCGTAACATCTTGGTTTATGACGGCGATGCCGCTCAGGGTCAATTCACCAAGCGTCTTGTTAGTCTTATGAAGACTGTTATGAGACGAAATGGTGGCGGTAACAGCGCTTCTCTAAGCCGTGGTCGCCTTACGGACCTCTTCATGAGTCCCGAAGGCATCGAAGACATCCGAAACTGGGGTGTTGATCAGCTAGACGATACCACGCGACGTGAGATTTATCTCGCCGCTGATGGTGGTATCTCCAGAGTGTTCAACGTTAACCTCCATGATTTGGATGAACTTGGCGAAGGTCAAGAATACCAAGATTTCTTTGATAGCGATCTTAGTGGTAGTCTTGCCTCCAGTGATAATGAACTGGTTGTTGGCTTAGATCTTGGTAGCAATGACAGCTTCATTATGCCGATGCGACAACAGGTTCAGGTCTTCGAGGACGATACCCTCCATCGTCAGCAGAGAGCAGGTTGGTATGGCTGGGCCGAACTCGGCTTCGCGGTTCTAGACAATAGAAGAGTTATACTAGGCTCATTCTAATCTAGAAGTTGCCAATCTAAAAACCGAGAGCCGTTCCACCCTCCGGGGTGGGGCGGTTTTTTTATAGAAATTTGGTGTATAATACACTGGGAGTGTATATTTATACTAAACCTAAATTAAGGTGAGACACTATGGCATTAGTCTTGGCCGATAGGGTAAAAGAAACGGCTACCGGTACAAGTGGTGACATGGCCCTTACCGGTGCAGTGTCTGGCTTTATTGCTTTTGATGCAGACGCAACCTTTGATGGTAATACGACCTATTATACTCTCGTAGATGCAGATGGTACAAAGTGGGAAGTTGGGTTGGGTACTCTCAGCGCAGACTCTACCACTCTTAC